CTTTTATTCCATCCATATGATAATGGTCAAACTGATCTCGTGGCACTCGCCTTGTTCGGTTATCCCTCGCTGCTATCCATTCCTTCATAGTTACAAGTCCAGTTGCAGCCGTGCCTACCATTGAGCCAATGTTCGCTGCCCTACCTGTTTCTGTTCTTGCTATCATTTCAGCTCGGTAGTCCGTTATACCAGCCGTTCTTAATAGCTTGATTGTTTCCGGTATTGTCAAACCTTCCTCAACCGACTTGATTAAGTATTGTTGAATTTGGTTCTTTGTTGTTTGTGTTATTTCGGCTGCTATATTATCTAATCCTTTTAATTCAAGGTAAGTCAACATAACATATGTAAACAAGTCCGTTTGCTTACTTTTAAATTCCTCTGGTCCGTAATAACCTTTAACCGATTTAGAAACGTTTTTCTCGGCAATTTGTGCCATCTTAACGCCCATTGCAATATGAACGTTTTGGATGGTCTTTTTTATCTTTTTATCGCTAATAGCGTTTAAATCTTGGGTATCGCAATAAGTATCCACTTGCCTTTGTAGTTCTTTCTTGAACTTAGGTGAGTAGGTTTTTATTGCGTTTAAATATAGTTTCCTATAATCTTGCCAAATCATTATGCATCTAATTTTTCAAGTAACTTACCAGCTGCATTAAATACATCTGTTTGACCTTGTTGACCTGCTCTTTGTCTAATAGCAATAAGTCCAGCTCTATCAACGTTTACAAAATCACTTGTATAAATGTAGTGCCAATGTTCTTTAGTTTCCATATCAGCGTTTGCATCAATGCCTAAAAACCACTTACCATAAGCAGCCATTCCGTTTTCCTCAATGTATGCGTTTTCCTCTGCTGCGCTTGGTCTGTTCCAAGTTCTTGAACTAATTACTTTGCCTTGACTTATCAACGAACCAGCTTGTGTAATACCACTACGATTGATGCCTGTTGTTTTCTTTATTTCGCTTATTAACTCATTAGCTAACTCTGCAAATTTTTGTGCGTAATTCATATTTATTTATTTGGATTGAATGCCCAATTCTTTAAGGAAATATCCCTCTTAGATGGACACTCTTTGTTTACAGGTTTGCCTTGCTCCATATTTTTCATTCTACTTACAAAGCTAATCGTTCTATTTGCCGACTTAACTTCATTTGCACCCCAATCCGCTTTTTTCTTGCTCAATAGATTTAAGTTCCTATTTACTGGACTTCTATCTAATGAAGCTAAACGTGAGCATTTAGTTTCACTCCAAGCCTTTAACTCCGAGTAAGACATATTTACAGTATCGTGATACTTTGCGTAAACTTCATTAATAACCTCGCTAAGGTCGGCTTTTAGGTCAACCTTTAAATCAAATAACTTATCTATAATCTCTTGGCTATTCATTTGGTAGCGTTAATGGTTGAAACTCATCTGGACTTTGTAAACTTGAAGGAATGTATAATTTTTCCATTTCAGTTTGATCTATGTAAGGTGGAATCTCTAATCCCATAATATCCATCTTTTGCTTTGGTGCAATCCACCACGCCTTATCTAACCATTCAACTTGTTCTGCTTTGTTAGCTTCTAATTCGCTATAAACAGTTGGGTCAAAGTCAACATAAATATCAGTTCCACGATATCCCCAATCCGAATGTAGTTTACGATTTAAGTTATCTCTAATACCTACTAACAAAGGAATAGCACAACGTACTGTCAATGCTTTCTCTCCTTCTCTTTGGTTGTTGTAAGTCTTGTTATCAGCATCGTTTAATAATTGAGAAGGTACTCCGTAAATATTACAAAGTGCTTTCATATCCCATTTCTCACTTTCAATGATATCTAATTCAACAGGACTTAATCCGATTTGTTTCCAATCTACTTTGTAACCACTAACCGCAATTGAATTAAAGTTAGCAGAGCCACCTTTTTCGCTTACTGCTCTCTTAAGTGCTTGTGCTTGTTGTGTTCCACTAATTGGGTCAAACCTATCATCATTCATAAATAGAACTCCAGCTGGACCACCATTCTGGAAAGATGCAACCGCCGCAGTCTTGGCTTCGTTGGAACGAGTCAAGTTTCTCGCAGCAGCCATCAAAGGAGATTGACCATATAGTTGATTCCCAGTTGTATTCCATTGTAAGTTTATATATTTATCTTGTAATACTTCTTGTTTAGTAAAGTTCCAAAGTGGACCATAATTCAATTGGTAACCGCTAATAGTTGGAGGAAAGTTTTGAATGTCCGCTAACACGTACATATATTGAGAAGGAAGCACGTACATTTCATACGGCTTACCATCGTTATTACCACCTTCAATCATCTTTGCGTAAACAAAAGAATTACCTGTAACTAATTTAAATGTACACCAAGCCTCTACGAAATCGCCAAATGTATCTTCTTGGTTAGGGTATTTTAATAACTCGTTTAATCGTGCATCTTTTGTATATATTTCAAACGCTTTTTTATGTAACTTTTCTACATCCTTCCAGTTCTCAATCTTATCTGGTTGGCTCATTAACGCTTTGTATTTTTTTGCAGATGTTTCATCAACCACTCTATAAACGTGGAATGGAGCAAGTTTTGCTTTGTCCGCAATTAATTTAACGATAGAATAAACTATGTCATTTGCTGAATAACCATCATTTACGAAACTAATGTTATCGCCACCTTGCCAAGTTATTATCCCTTGTTGTATTGCAACTTGTCCGTTAAAAGGAATTTGTGGTAGTACAGTAGATAGTTTTTGTCTTTTACCAAAAAAGTCAAGTAATCCCATTATATATGAATTTTAACAAAGTTAGACAATTTATCCTAAAATACCGACACCTCAAATTTTAGCTTGGTTAAGTGTGTAAACACGGCATACCTACAAGCATCCATTAAGTCATCATTTGCCTTTACAGGTTCTTCTATTACGTTATCGTTTTTATCCTTTTTCCATTTGTAAGACATAAACTCCCTTCTTAGGTTTTTGCTATTGTAGTGCAAGTTTATTGGATAAGATTTCATCTTTACTATTCCTGCCCATACATCCTTCTGTGCTGGTTTGATGTTAAACCCTTGTCGGTAAAGTTCCTCAATAGATTTAGGCTCGGCAGCATCCGCATAGATTGTTGCTCGTTCTGGTAGCTTCTCTTTAATCAATCTTGATAGGTCGCTAAGAGTTAATCCGCTTTGGTAAACTATTTCCTCAAAGTAGTTTTGTCCTTCGTAGTGAGTAACCTTAATAAGTGCAGCTGGGTGAACATAACCAAAATCCAATCCATAGAACACATCGCCTTGTGGTGCTTCATCGTATTGTTTCCATTGAGTATATATGATTTCTTTTGCAGAGCCTCGTTCACCTAATCCATACACTTTCCACATAAAGTCATCCGGTAAGTCCTTGTATTGCTCAATGTTTCTTATTTGGCTTTCACTTAGGTTTGAGATATTGTTTAGGTATGTTGAATGGATGCGCTTGTTCTTTGGGTTATCTGCTACCTCGTAAACCCAAGAAATAAAATCGGCTGGATTCCAGTCTAAGAATGATTGCCCTGTTGTACGAATTAAAAGCTGGTCAAATAATGCTTTGCTAATTAGGTTTGCCTCGTTTACGAATAATATATCCCTTGCTGGTCCTTTTGCTTTGTCTGGGTCCTCTAAGCCAAATAACTCAATGTAAGAACCATTCTTAAACGTATAAATAAAATCGGTATATCGGAAATCCTTTTCATCCCAAATATTCCATTGCTCCAATATGTTTTTGAAATCCCTATATACTCCACGCTTAATGTGTGGTAGGGAATGTGATACGCACGAAATTCTTGTATTAGGCTTGGTTAAAGCAATGTGAATTAGCAACTGTACTACCGAATAGCTTTTGCTTGACCTTGATCCACCCTCATTGCATATTATAGGATAACCTTCCTCGTATGCCTTTTTATTGGCATAAAAGACAGGTGTAGCCTTAATCTTTAATTGGTTGACAATCTGCATCTGGTTCTATTGTGATTTGCACATTACCCTTTATGTCAGCGGTTATGTCGGTTGTTTGTTTAGGTTTACCTTCTAATCTATCAACTACTGCCTCATATGCTCTTTGGTCGCCTTTCAAAGCCTTGCTAATCATTTGCATATCCATCAATTCAAGTACAGTAAAATCTTCATCTTCACCTGTAATTGGATTCCTTCTTTTTTGTACTAATTCAAGCAACCTAAGTAAACGAGTCTTTGAGTTTTGAACTCCTTTAGGTCTACCATTTGGGTTACCAGATTGACCTTTTTCAAAGTGTTTTAAGTTATCTATTCCTGCCATTGTATTTCCATTGTTTTACAAAGATATGCCACAATTAGGGCAAACCTTTCCTTTTTTGGTATTGTCTATTGATTTTGGTTCATCATTTGTTGGAACGAGAAAGTCCACATTAACTCCCCATTCGCTTAAATCTTCTAATTGCCAATCATCATTTGCCAACATATCCATATCCCACATACCATAGTGAGTGTTATCTATGACCAGTAACTTTTGCTTTTGTCTTTCGGTTAAGTTAGGCATTTTGATAACAGGCACATCTTGGATGCCTAATTCTAAACAAGCACGATACCTTTGATTGCCTCCTAAGATTACGTTATTTTCATCTATGATTAATGGCTTTGCTTCAAGTAACTTTGGGTCATCTTGAATAGACTTAACCAACTTAGCAAAGTCATCCCCATCAATCTTTCTTGGATTGTTAGGATTAGGTTTGATTTCGTTGATGTTCATTTATCGGTTTTTTGTTGGTGTTCGTATTGATGGCATTTGCACAATTACTTTCTTTTTTAGTTGCTCAAAGCCTACCCAATTGCCACATTTATTGCACATAAATTGAATAGTATTTAGTTCGTTTTCCCAAGCATATCCTTCAACTATGGATTTGCACTTACAGGTATAAATTCTTTTACTTAAAGTATTTTTCATCGCCCTTGTTTATTGTACGCTTTTACTGGCTTATCCTTTGGACCAGATGTCTTTTTGTACTTGCCACATCGCCTTTTCCCAAAGCTGACTTTGTTATTGCTGCTTACTTTTGCCATAATTGTTTATTAAATCTGCCATAAAATCAAATCTTTGTTCTTGTGTTTCGCCAAATACATAGTGCGTAGTTCCATCAATATCAAAAACATAGCAAGGATAACCAGCTATTTCTTGCTCTTTGCACGTTTCAAATATGTTACTTGTATCTATCAATTAATTCGTTTAATTCTGTTCTTGTCCATTTCTTTAGCCTATTGTTAACCGCCTCAAACTCTAACTCCTTAACGGCTTTTTCACCAATCCTTTGAACTAAGCCAATTCTGTACATTGCTTGGTTGCCGTGTTTAAACATATTGCACCCAGCACATTGTAAATGGATATTCCATTCGTTAAACCTTAAAGCTGAATATCCTTTAACAGTAAAGTAGTGTCCAGCTTGATTACCATTGTAGCTTCCGCAACTAATACAAGGCAATCCTTCATCTCGCTTCCTTATGTACGCATTGACTACCTTTTGGGTTTTTTCTAACAACTTGGGTAAAGGTATCAATGGCATAAA